GTACCAATGCTTGAGTTCAGCACAACCTCTTTCTCATTACGAGTAGCAACTAACAATAAGTTGCCTTTACCATCGTCTCTGATATTTACAGGAACTAGAACCTCAGTTGTCCTTGTACCAGATGCGTAGATTACTTCGTCTGCTGGTGTTGCAGTTTCATATGCAGTCTCACCAGAAGCCACTAGATCAGCAAGATTCTCTGTATATCCAGTAGCATAAAACTTACCAGACTTCATGGCAGAGAACTTAGGTGGACAAGTAGAATCTCCTGCGGTGTTACCACCAGTGTCACTTGGGTTAGTAATAGGATTACCAAAATCAAGACATTGGGTAAAGATATTACCGAAAGTGAATTGATCAAGGTTTTGACCCATAGTAAACTGTGTGGTACTACCACTAATGGCATCATCAGAAGCATCAACCATGGAATTAAACTTAGATGCTTCTATACGATCACCAAATCTACCGTCTCTATTCTGTGTGTTAAATTTGTCAATTGATTTTAAAATTTCCGTTCCCAATTCGTTCGCCGATCTAGAAGTCTCGTTACCATTAAAGAATGGATAGACTTTAGGTACAACATAGAAGATACGTGGGTCAACGATGACTGGCTCAATTGATGCCATCGAATACTTTAGTAGTTGGTTCTTAATACGAGTCTTAGTCGTAGTGTTTAGGTTTACACCTGACTTAGAACGAACTGCTATGTAAACTTTACCGTAAATAGGGGGATTTAGTTTCTCACCACCATAAGCAGTTACAGCAGCTGCTTGAGGATATAAGTCAGAGACGATATAAGCATAATCGTCTTCTGTGACTGCTCTGTTCTGCGTTGAGAATGACCTAGGAGCACGGAATTTAACAGATAATGCACTTTCTCTCTCAGTGCCATCTTCTGAACTGTCTATAGTCCCTAGAGACATGCTGGCAGGGGATATGGGACGGTCTGCAGAGTCAACTGCTGACCCAATAAAGGAGAATTTAGTACATCCGTTAGCAGCTTCACCAGATGTTACAACATATCTGAGTATGATGAACTCATTATCGATTAATTTACGTCCAAGAACACCATCTCCAAAGATTACCTTGTATCTGAGGTCTTCAGTTTCCTCTAAAAAGTAGTTTCTAGAGGTGGATGTCAATTCTACGACGTTTGTAGACAAAGAATACTCATCAACTTCGACTGATTGCTCTGTTGGTTTAACAGAAACAGTTAAAATCTCAGTATCTACGTTTTCTGCGGGTATAACGAAGTTCTGTTTCTGAGTATCATCAACAGTATAGTGATATGAAAGCAAGTTTCCCTGATAAACAATCAGTTTAGAGAAAGTTGCCAATCCAGTATTCTGATCAACCGATGCTTGAGTGTCTTTTAACAAGCAAAATGGATATGTGTCCGTATTATTTCTAGAAATGAAGACATCACCCTTCTTAATCGTTACAGTATCGGGGTAAGTTTGTCCTCCAGGTAGTGTTGCACACTGTATTACCATTTGTATACACCCTCTTGCCGCTTTTATTGACCTAGGTGTATAATTTAATTGCTTTGCAATCCGAACAATGTTATCTCTTACGGTTGCAGATTCCAAAAACGCCTCATTCATCGCCATGTTAGCGTTAAATGCGGTGTAGTAAGTATTATATGCTAAAGTATCGATCAGATATGACGCAGAAGATCCCTCAAAATCATAATCTGTAAACTCAGTACGTGTACGCAAGTAAGATTTGATCGATTCCTTGATCTCAAAGAAATCTAGCGAGGTTAATTCTGATGGAATCGCAGGCATTTTAGGTTCTTTCTAATAGGAACTCGATATTCTGGACTTGTGATTGACCTACTATTTTATACTCAACAGCAACGTCAATGTCATTAGTAATTGATGAGCTCTCTGGAGCACTCACCACTACTGAAACAGTCTCGACACGAGGTTCCAGTCGTTCTATAGTATTCTTAATTTCATCCCGAAGATCCTCTTGTAGGAACACATCAAACGGTTCGAATAACATTTGAGTAACCCTAGATCCAATTTCATTTTGGAAAGGTCTCTCACCGAAATTTGTAAGCACTAGGTTTCGAACGGACTGTTTTATGGCATTGTCATTACTGACAGAGCTAAAATCCTTAGTGTTTGGGTTCGCTTTAAATGAAATAGCGAAATCCTTAAACGCTCTTGAGAAAAATTTCTCTGATCTAAACCTATAGGCAGGCATTATTCGTGGTTATTACTCACTTTATCTTTTATTTATCACACTTTGTAGAAAGTATACTTTAAAAGCAATTCTTCACCCTTCTTAATTGGTCTAATCGTCATCATATGATAGATTTTACCCCACTCTTCTTGCTTAAAACCCTTAACACAATTAGGATTATCACTATGATTCACGAATCCACCTAAAGGGGTTCTCATTATTTCATCATCCACTACTACATGAGATATACCAAGATAGATGTTATCTGGTATATCTGATTTAGCAAAGATACCTTGTCCCGCAATAGGACTATCTTTAATGTGTAAACCGTTTGGTAGTGCCTGGTACATTATCTACCCTGCCCTCTGTACTTCTTTCTAGCACCATTTCTAGAAGTAGCAGCATACTTTGTATTCTTACTAGTACCTTGACGAGTCATCTTTGGTGTGGATGGTACATAATTACCAGTTCCCCATGCACCTGCTGTTGCTTTTGCCATAATAATCTCTAACTTTTAAGATGATAACACATTTGGACTTCCATACGCAACCACGGATGAACAAGGATAACTAAATCCTGGGAATCCGATGCCCAATGGATCCAAAATTCTACCTATTGGTAGCTTGGTACAGTATGTAGCGAAAGTAGTGGCCCATAAGAACCTCATATGACCTATACCCATGTCCTCAATTGTCAATGCCGAGCAGGGAATTGGTGTTGGAATAGGGCACATTGCCTTTCCACAAGGACACATGTATATGATTATGTTAGTACACGGTGATGGATGGTTAATAAACGTATCACCGAAGGTCAAAGTCGGTAGAAAGTTTGTTAATACCGTTGCTTTGAGTGGACTTAATGTCCCAGTGAGTATCATTGGGAAAGGTGGCCACCAGCAAGTGAACTCTTTTATCCTAATTGTGTAAGGAATTGGTGGAGTTCCACATGCCTGTACACTATGTACAGTAGATGGGATGCATATACCATGCCCTGAACACGGCAAGCCCGTGTAAGGTGCGACTGGTAGTAACATTCCATAAGCCATTATTCAGCATGCTCCAAGTTAGTTTCAGGTATTTTAAAGTTAGGATCGTATTCGTCTCGATCTGGATCAGAAGGATCCCATGATACCTTCGCAATTCGCTCTTTCCCTTTAAGTAATTTAGGAGGATTGACAATAGAAGTCATTTGACCGAAGACTAGATCACATTCAGTGAAGTAAGGGTTACCTACATTACGTACTGTATCACCAAATACTATAGTTGCACCAGTATTATAATTTTTAACGTCCATAGTACCATTAACAGGTCCTAGAATAATCTCAAATTCAGTACAAAGTCTAGGGTTGACTGCTATTGCAGCATCAGAAACAAACTCCAATGCTAGGTCTCCACACCCAGGAGGGTTAGCTATGTAATTAACGTCCCAGTACCCTCCTGTAGCGGTTCTATCGGTGCCTGGAGGAGGATCGGATGGATTGTACCCACAATATGCATTTAATGGTCCATTGGTGTTAGAAGCAGTTCTGAGGTAGGTGTCCCAACATTCATTAGGTGGCATGCCATTTACAAGACTTGTATTAACTGTAATGTCAGTATAAGTCTGAGTATACGACTGACCATCGGAAGTATCAACCCAAGTATATGATGTATTGGCAGTATAACCACTTAGATTATCACCCAACCATGTCTGGAACTGCTCTAATTCACTAAATCCTTGTCTATTATAGTCATAAGTGTTCTCATCACTACCCACAGGAACGAAAATGATGTCACTTGCATTGTTTGAGTCCCTATAACAACGTCCTTCGATGCTACCACGTTTGCACGGCCAACATTTTTTGTCACTAGAACCACCTGGAGGGGTCTTTCTGGTCTCTGTAAGTTTAGGTTCGGGCAATCCCTTAAGGAAAGTCATGAATTCTTGCCCCTGAGAACCAGTTGTATGCCCTTCACAGACCATTGATACTCTAAAACTAGCATTATCCGACTTAGAAGCACAGTACTTGTGTACCATATACCCAAATGCTCGGTTATCACCATCCTCATTGGTCTTAATATAGGGGCAAGGTATGTCGTAGAACCTAGTTGCAGAGTAAAATTTAGGTTGTCCTATCTTAACACAAGGTTGTCCACCATTAAATCCATATAAACCACCAATGTTTTCTGCTTTTCCGTCCCCATCTCTAGATGCAGCTAGCAATGTGGGGTACTGATTGTCCATAAACTCAGCAAATTCATCACTTCCCTCAATCATTCCTTGCACATCATCCACTGTAAACAGTGCATCCTCAATAATTTTAGGGAATTCTATGTTAATACACCCTGCAGGGAGGTTATTACATAGAGCAGTTTCCTCTTCTCTGTCTATATCGTTCATTCTTAAGTACCCAACAGGGTATTGAGCAGTGAATCCGTTCATTAAAGTGTTAAGTCCACCGATAACACCGATGTCCATAACGTCCATTTCCTCATCATTAGCAGTAGTACTCTTCTTAAGTTCCTGCTTAAGACCTTTTGGGTGCCTAATTGCTGTCTTATAGTCTTCTACTTGCGGTTGTGTGTTAGGACCTCTGATCTTATAGGTCTCTGTTTCCACGTCAACGATGTAAACTTGAGGTTTATTGTCGGGATCGAAGTCATATCCTGACCCTCTGTCGGTAATTAGTATCTCTTCTATGGTACCATTGTCATCTAATTTAGTGATTTGTAACTTTGCTTTCCTGAATTCTGTCTTTCCTTTACCCTCACCAGTCTGACGACGTAGTTTTTTCTTCTCTACACTTATTGTTTGGTCAGTACCTGAGAGCTGAACATCACTATTCTCCGAATAAGGCATCAATCTTTCTCTTTCTTGATACGTTTCTTCGTTCTTTTCGTTTGCTATAGCGGATTGCTTCTCCTTAATGTCCTTCATCATGAAGTTATTCTTGTCACCACGTGGGTTATACACGGGATCTTCAGGTGCTTCTAGTGTTTGACCACTCCAACCACCCATACCATGTAGTGTTTTACGTGATAAATCGTTAGCACCTAGTTCAGTTAGCACTGCAGGCTGCTCAATATCGATCTTAGGCTTGATATATCCGAAGCCACCATTGATAATATCGATAGATGCGACCTGTCCTTTGTTGTTTATGTTCGCAACTATCTCTGCTTTGTCCAAAGTACGGGTAGCAATCAGTTGTTCTGGGTCAATTTCTACTTGATAGTACTGAATTTTCTTCGGAAATTCGTATACACCAGCAAAGCCCGCCTTATCTGCTATACCAAAGCCCGCAAGAACTACGATAGCACCATTATCTGTAGAGGTAAATGCCTGATTATAACTAAAAGCACTACCTTCACCACTCAATTCCATGTATCCTACCTTGAGTTCATCACCAAAATATCGTAATTGAGTGATATCCCACCCATTAATCTGTTCACCAATGTAAAAAGAACCTGATGTAGTAGTATATCTGAAGAGAATCCTACGGGATTCTGTATCAAAAACGTTATAAGACTCATTAATATTCTCTGATGCCATATCAGACAGTACTAATTTGGTCTTCATGGTCTCCCATGAGTCCTCTCGGATCTCATAGTACCTACTGTAGTACTCTATATTGGGATCACATATGTCATTACCGTTATTATTTGTATTATTAGGACAACAAGCAGCATCACTTAACGCAAAATTGATACCAAAAATTGGTCCGTTCCATGGATATGAGGTATCGTACAGATAATAGATGAACTGAGAGTCATAAGATGTCTCAAAAGAGAGGTATCTAGGTAGTGCTGCCTTAACTGCACCATTAAGCCCGTAGAACCATTCGAATAATGCGTCAGTAGTATTGACACCATTGACGTTTGCAGGGTTACCCCAACCTTGTGTTGCGGGTACACCGTTCTGTTCTCGTAAATATTTCTCTAAAGTCCACTCATTGTTCCACTGAAACCAGTCACTACGGTTAACATTACACTCTCCAGTAGGACCAATGGCAGCAATATCTCGCATGAGTTTCTTTGCTGCTGTGGATCTATCCAGTTGGAAGACATATCCTACTATTCCAACGTAAGTATAGTTCTGATCTCGTGGGTCTTTACAGTCTGGGACTCCAGCAACTCCCGTTTGTAGGTTCACTTCCTCTTGTGGGGCTATCGTGTAGAAATGATCCCGACGTGTAGTATTAGTATTCCACAGGTATTCATATAAAGGGACGGGTGTCTCTCCAGATACTGCATATGCTTGTGCATTTGCCAATGATGTCCATATGTGTCCTATGGTGCTTACTCGTTCATAATCCCCTGGATAACCAATGGATAGCGTTGCATTACAATCATTACCATGACCATCCTTAAAGCATAGAGTCTGATCACCATTCATTACATCAAATCCAGCAGCATTACCATTAGTAATGGTACAGTTGTATGTCTGACCTGCTGTTACAGTCGCTGTCTGACTTGGTAATGATCCAGTTTGTACACCTGATGTCTGTGTGAAGGATATTCCAAGAGAAGGAATCGCATAAGTTCCAAGTGCAACACCAGCAGTATTAGGATTATCATTCCAACTGAATCTAAATTCTATATCTCCAGTCCCTGTACCACCAACAACTAAGTTACCAGATAAATCAAAGGTTGGAGTAACGGTAGTGGGTGAAGTACTCAACAACGTATCATTGATGTCGTTATTGTAGTAAGCAACCAATGGTGTAGTCTTTCCTACTATATCTGTTTTAGATAACCAAAAGACAGCACGTCCATCACGAGGTTCTCTGTTATATCCTCTACCTACTTTCTCTCTATTACTCTTAGATTCACCTGGGAAGTCATAAGAGTAATCAAAGTACTTTGTATCGGTATACTTATGGTCTGTATATTTGCCTCTGTACCACCTGTATACTGCCCTTCTATACCCATCACAGTTTGCTCCTACACAAGTTTCCTCTTCATCACCAATATAATAGACAATATCCTTTCCCATGACCATGGTACCAGGACCAAAGTCATTAAATGTTATATTATAATTTGTTCCAGGACCTGAGTGGTAATCGTGACTACGATAGTTGCCATTACTAGGACGATCATACGTGTTTGTATACGTCTGCTGAGTAACGGCATTTGGATATCCACGACCTGTCTCAAGTATGTAAGAAGGCATTACTTCTCTAATTCTTTAATACGACCCTCCAACATATTTAGTCTAGTATACAGATCGTCAAAGATTTGCGTGAGATTAAGATAGTCCTCATACTCAGGTGGTTTGTACTTAATCATATCAGCACCAGGTTTAGGTATATGCCCAAACGCTTCTTCTATACCCTTTTGACGCTCTGCTAGGTTCTCTATTGCCTTGCTGATCATCTCCATGTGTTCAGCATAGATATCCTCAAATGATTTTTCACTCATAACCTTTCTGCCTCTTCCAATCAGCATACATGCCACCAAATAGCATGCCCTCATGAGATTTGATCTCAGCACCTTTAAGAATCTCTTTCTGCCTTTCAGTGAGGTTCTTATTCATGGTGAGATATTCTTTCTCCCAATCGGGAATCTCTTTCTTCATTTGCTCATTCATAATAAACAACTTAAACTCATTGAGTCTTCAGGATGGTTCTCTGCCATGTACTCCATTGCTTCATTGGTGTAAATATCCCATGCTATAGAATATCTATTCTCATTGCATTCGGGTACATAGTGTTCTACCCATGAAGGGAACCATAACATCTTACCACATTTTGCCTCAGGTTTAAAGTTCCCACAGTACGTACTATAGTGTGGGATTATGTATTCTGTCTGTATATTACTATTATGAAGCAGGAGGTTACCAGATAAGAATGTATTCTCATGCATCGAATGTGAATGTATAGGTAGTTTCTCTCCTATCTTCGTACAATGCATCCAACCTCTGATCCACAGTTGGTCGGAAAAGGTTATTTTTAGTTCGTCTCCAAACTCATATAGGGACTCCTTTATACGTTCTTTTAACTGAAGTGCTATAGGATCATCAGTTAAGAAAAAGTTATAGGTAGTCCAATGACCAATCTTTTCTTCTATTTTCGTTAAGCCCGTAAGAATAGTATTACACAACGCACTATCTACCGTATCCATATACATGGGACAATCCCACGTAGGAGCGAAAGGTGTTTTAGGTTGCCAACTCGACCATCTATACAATTTCTCGTTGTTGGTGGGTTGGCGACCTGGGCAAGTCTCTATGACATTTTCCCCTTGCATATCGAATCTTGCTGCCATAGCAGCACACTGAATACATATCAAGTCCACGGTGGTTTTTTCGGGGGTATTTTTTTAAAGGTCTTCTAACTTAGGAGAGTCTTCCGACTTCTTAATAATTAGACTACCGTCGGTCTCATCATCATATTCTAACACATCACCGAACTTCCAACCTAGATCATCCATCAGATCATCAGGAAATGTAATAAAGAGCTCCCCATGTTCATCAGAATCTATCTGGAAGGTATAGCGATTTGACATAGGAATTATTTCTCAATAACACTTTATATAGTGTTTACTTTTTTCTCAGAACCAACTCTGTGTTAGTACAATACCACGAACAGTTGTCGTCATGTAGATCGACAATATCAGATTCGCACTGGTAAGGGTGGTGTAACATCCATCCATCTCCTAGGTATATACCGATATGGTTGCACAAACGCTTACCATCGACCCTGTAACCCCCCGCCAGTGGGTCGATAAACAGATGCATGATCATTACATCACCGAACTGCATTATATTCATATCGAAGGACTCATCGTTTCTACCAGTGTAGACAACAGTGCTCCCTCCCTGACGCTGTGATTCTGCTTCGATGTACTCAGGTTTAAAAAGATACTTCTTCTCTGATGGGTAGTCAAACAACTCCATCCCGAACTGTTCCTTATAGAACTTCAGGATGATGTCATAACACCCTCCGATTGCTTTCTTTTCTCTCCACCACGGTATGCCTATGTAATCCTTCCATACCTCGTAAACTTCGTCGTAACGTTTTCTTGCCATGATGTAGTAGTATTTTTAGGAGTGCGTACGTGGTTATCGCAACATATGAGAGTTCATGTCTTATCATTCTCAGTTTTGCGCTTCTTCGTGCGGCGTTTAATAAGTTTAGCATACCTCACATCCTCTTTGGTATAATATCCAGGATGCTCTTTCGCTTGTTTAATAATTTTCTTAGCAGCTTTCCTATCTGATTTTCTTTTTTGTTCGTCCAACCTCTGTGACCTTTTTTTATATACGAAAATTTTTTAAAATGCTTTTAAATATAACAACCGCTCTGGGATACGTTTATAGCTTAGCATTAGGTACTTTTTTAATAACGCCCTATGTAACAAGCAACGATGATGATTAACCAACTGTCGATATCATTTACTGTCCCTAATCGTCAGGGACATAGTAACACAAACCCTCTGCAACAAAGTAATCACATAGTTGCTGATATTTGCCATGTAAAGTATCATCGAGACCACAGTCAATTAGTCCCTGCGCTAACACTATCTGTTCGTCTGCTGGTAGAGAACCAAGGTCATACATTTCCATTAAAAATGATAACGAACGGGGTATAGATTGTGTGCTCATTTGTTACTATACTCCTGTGCATCTTTCAGACATTGTTGATAAGAACTGAATGGACCATTCTTATTACATTGTGGGTAATCATACGCCCAAAAGTGTTTAGAACCCTTTGCCCACAGTTTAACACTAACTGGGGGTGAAGTTTCGAGAGTTAAAGTTTTAGTCATGAGGGGCAATTAGAGCAAGAGAAAGTGTAAAGAATTGACCTGTATATTATCTCTACTATCTTACACTGTGCTAGACAGAATTGTCATCACTATGTGAATTAAACTGTCTGGTGGGTTTGTTATACTTTTCCCCATAGTCTGTGGAAAAAGTATCATTGTACCGTGGACGATTGCGACTCGATTGTTGTCTCTTTTCCCGAATAGATTTCGGTCTATTTGACTTGTACGTGTCGTTGCGTTTGTATGTCCTACCCATGGGTAAAATCGATTACTAAGTGTAACTTTGTAACTGTACCTATTGTATATAGGATTCGCTGAAAAGTCAACCCCTATATGACATTTTGTGTTGTGTCCCTTAAATGTTGACAACTCCTACATAATAGAGTACACTCTAAGACAACAACAGTCAGCAAGATTAACTCATCTATCTAACACTTAACCATATTAAATTAAGCATTTAAAATAATACCGTAATACTACACAATGCTGTGGAAAAGTGTTAATAACCTGTGGAAAACTC